GGCTTTAGCGATTTTCGCTTTCGCAGGCAGTTATGCACAGGACCGGTGATTAGATATTGACCACCGGGCGAGCTGGGAGAACGTGTCAGTTAATTGACCACCGGGCGAGCTGGGAGAACGTGTCAGATAATTGACCACCGGGCGAGCTGGGAGAACGAACGCACCGGGCGAGCTGCACCACCGGGCGAGCTGCACCACCGGGCACCGGAAACCGCTCGAACGCGGGCGAGCTGCACCACCGGGCAAAAAAAACCGGGCACCCGGCCCGGTTCAGTAAAACAAAATGGCGCCAGTTAGACGAGGGCCGCCGCCGGGTCTAATCCAATGTCGCCCACAATGTGGTGACGTAGAATGGAACCACGCTGAGCTGTGCGCGCGAACTCAACCAACCGTTCGCCGTCCGTTTCAACCGCGACGGGTTGCGCTCGCGTTGCTTCCCCATGCAGCCGCACATTACCCCCCGCCGCGTAGCAGCCGCCCTCTTTATCCGGGTCCGCCGCCGCGCGTTTACTCGCCCCGTGGACTGGGAACGCAATCACGTAATCGCGATCACCGCGCGCACACAGTGGCCGACCGCCACCACAAGCCACCGTGCGCTCGCCGCTGGGTAATACGCCGCCGCCGCACGTGACACGTCGCCCATCGACGCGCATGTAATTGGCCGGGCAGTTCACGACCTTGACCCCGTCGCGATCCCGGTATTGTTTACCGTCCGTAAAATAATTTTCAGGCACCGTGACGACCACCGGGCGCGGCACCCCGTGCAACCGGTTGAGCATATCCGCGCGGAGCGCATGATCGAGATCGATCAAACCGTCGGTGGAATGGTTGATTACGGTTTCGCCCGTTCGCCAGCGATAGCGCAACAGATCAAAATGCGAATATCCAAACGACTGGCCGCCGCGCGGTACCGCCGCGCGCATCGCGCGCAGATAATCGTGATCAATTTCACCGGTGCCCGTACTGTTGGCGGGTTTCAGTGAACAGGTATCAGGACAAGTATCAAAAAGATCGAGCACCCCGGCGCGATAAGTAATATCACACCCGGCGGTTTTACTTGATCTACTGTTAACTACTGTTTTTAGCATTGTTGACCCCTTTATTAATAAACACGCGAACACCTATACACGACGGCCCCCTGGTATGCAACTTTATAGGATACTCGAGCTGCACGAGCTGCACGCGGGCGAAAAAAAACCGGGCACACTGGCCCGGTTCAAAGGTCTCTAATTGACGGTTATTTAGGCTGCTTGCGCGCTCGCGATTGAGGACCATTGCGAAGCCGGGAGATTTAGCAACCGCCCGCCGCGCCGTTCCCATTCGCCGACGTCGTCAGCATCGATTTTATTAGCGCGTAACGCGGCATCATTGCCAACGGCCGTCACGGCATTGACTAACGTCGCACGGCTCACGGGCTCGCCCGCGTAACCCGGTTGCGACATTGTCGAGAACAAGCCATCCAACACGGACGCCGTTTCTTTTTTAGTCAATTGGAGCACGCGTCCGACCTGATCAACCGCCGCCTGAGCGGTCGTTCCAGCGCTCAACGTATCGCCCGCCGCCGAGCGGAACGTCTCCAGCACGTCATCGAAGGATTCGCGACTAGAATAATTAGCCGCAACATCGCGCAGTTTTAGCGACAACGCCGCGTTATCGGCGTCCTTAGCGGTCTGAGTGAGAACCGACCACACGTCACTTTCGGATTGCGACGAGGTCAAATGCGCGCTCCGCTGCTTTTTAGCGGTTTGCATACCGTTAAGACAGATCAGCGTCCACGCTAACATTGCGAGTGCGGCACTGCCGTGCCCCGTTTCTGAATTGCAAATGCTTAATCCCAAAGCCATTAGGTCTCCGACCGACGCGCCGGAGCCAGTGATCGCGGCAGACTTCAACCGCAAAGTCATTCGCTTTTCAGTAACCGACGCATTGACAATTTCCCAGCGGGCGTCCGACTCGGCCAACACGGGAACGACCGCATTGAGCATATCGAAGTTATCGAAACGCTTGAATTTATCCGATAGGAAGGCGCGAAGCACATGTGGGCCGCTCGAATGCTCGGCGGTTCGCAACATGACCTGCTTCGGCTCAGTGGTGAAAATGCGATTTAACGCGAGATCAAGCACATCCGAGTAGCTTTCCTGCAACCTGCGCCCGGTCCTGCTATCAATGTCGGCTTTTGCGAGGACTTGGCCGAACGCAACGTCGTTACACACGCTCGACACCGTAGCCATGCCCGGCTGCTCCGAATGAACAAACGTTTCGCCATCGATCGTGCGAAAATTCAGGCCGGAGGTGTCCGCGACAAAATCCGCCTTGCGAGCTTCCTGATCCTTTAAATTTACTAGTAGTGACTGAAGGTCACCGTGTTGGTTTTCCATTCTGATTCCCCTTTAAGTTAAAATTTCCAATCGTGGAATATCAGATTGTATAGGATACTTATGGCAAAAAAAAGGGCCGCGTTAGCAGCCCTTAAATTGGTCCCATGGTTTTCGGATCAGTTAATCGTCATACAGCTTGCGCCCGTTTGGATCACAATGTCGGCAATGCGTCACGCCTTCCGCCTCCCCCTTAGCATTAATAATCTCGGTTTGCGTTAGCCAGCGCGCGATCGTTTCCTCCCCGTCGTAGCCCTCGCCGCAGCAGTCACACTCTTTAGTGTCTTCGCTCATGTCTTCACTCATGTTTTTGCTCCTTTTCCCGCTCGCGCTTTTCGCGCTGGATCCGGTCCCAGTCGGTTTCACTTTCGCAGAGTTTAACGACCCATTCGATTAGCTTAAAAATAACCATTTCTCAGGCGGGCACAAAATTGTAGTAACGCCGGGGCGAATGGTCAAAATCCAAACTGCCCCGTTGATTATCCGACCGCCGCCGGACGACGCAGATCCCAGCGCCGAACCCCTCGACGTCATAGTCTTCCTGCAATTCGGCGGTTGTCCATGTCTTACGCGGTTGCGATGCGCGCTCCAGTAGTTCGGTGAGTTGAAAGTCATACAACCATTTTGGTCCCAAACGATTTCGTAATTGTTGCAAGTACGCCCACTCGCCTCGATAAGTGGCGGAGCCCGAGCGCATCCAATCCGATTGTAAGCTAGTTTTCCAGTCATCGCCGTGTTGTTCGGCGTACGCTTTTACAGCGTTTAATTGATCGACGGTAAGTTTCATTTGGTGTCCCCTAGCAAGTTTTCAAACGCCCGAACGGTTCGCTTTTCGCCATCGACAAAAAAACGGCCTTTGTAATAGTAATTTTTAGCGGACAATTTAACATCCGATTCATACGCATAGTCGATTCCGGCGTTAGTGAATGCGACGCGCCACGTGTTCCTACTCTCCGTGTCTCGGCGATTAGCCGCATTACCAAACGGCGTCCAGAAATAGCTCTTCTTATGCTTTCCGTGCTGTAAAAGCGCTTTGCGGACTTTGGATTCTTGTGACTCAGACAATTTCATTCGGTTTCCCCTGAAGGTTTAGTTTTACACCCCTTCAGCATACCTAATAGTATGGGACTTTACCAGACTAAAAACGTCCGCCCACGGCACCGGGTTGCGCCAATGGCCCGCCGGTTCCGCCCCCGCCAGCCCGTCGGTCGCCAACGCAATTGCGTCCGCTCCGCGATACAACAGAACGGAATGCGCTCGATCTTTAAACGGCTGCTTTTTAATTAGAACCCACGCCGAAGCGTGAGCATGGCGGGTCAGGAAGGAAACTTGATGCGGGGATAAACGAACGGCGTTCGCCGTGCAAACTTTTAATTCAATAAGATGAAACTGGCCGTCCGAATCACAGAGAAGGGTGTCCGGCACACCGGGCACCGCCCACGTCTCGATCCGAGTGACGATCCAACTCTCAGGAAGATTCGCTCGAACCTGCTTCCAGAAGTTCGACTCCCGGTTTTTCGCCGTCGCTACTTTCATCGTTCGAATGGATTGTGCGTGGAGCAAAACTTTCGCGGATTTTGATCAATTCCCGCTCAACGTCGGAACGGGACATCTGGTCAATACTGCCGTGTCTGATTTCCGATTTCGAAACGTGCAAGCCCGCCGTCGATCCGCGAATTTTCTCGGCGGCCACGGCAGCCGAAAACGCACCCCCGGCCAGACTTTCCTCACGCAACCGCCAGAGATCGGCAAGATGCTGGTCTTCGTCAATGCCGTATTTAACTTTCATTTCCTCTCGCACTTCGAGGATACGCTTGACGACGTGGGGGTACATCGCCGGGTTGGTCAGTTCAGAAGCCCGGACGGACGCGCCTCGCGCGCTATAGCCCGCTTTTTCCGCCGCTTCGCGAAGCGTGATGCGCCCCGTGTTTTCGACCAGCTCGCGAACGAATTTTTCCTGCTTCTTCGTCAACGGGCGATTTTCAGGCAAAAACGCCGGAGGCGACACTTTTCGTGGCGGGCGCGGTTTGTGCCGTTCCGGATCGGGTACAACGAGGTATCTGCTTTGGTTGACTCCCATGCCTGAATTTTGCCACACGTGGTTAAAATTGGAAACTCTATATATAGGGTCTGAACAAAAAAAATAAAAAACTCACTCAAAACGCATTAAAGGTATTTTCTCGATTAAGGTTAGGTAACATTTCTGACTAAACAAGTAACACCTTGTTTAACTATAATTTGTTACCACTAAGTTATTGATCCATATACATAAAACACCTAAAGTAACACAAGTAACGGTAGTAACGGCATATTTTTAGAAAAATAAAAAAACTCACTCAGAACGTATATATAGTAATTCCTGTTCCGTGAGCCGTGGCCCGAAAACCCCAACCCCTAAAAACTTGTTTTAAATCAGCGACTTACGAGCCGTTTCCCCTGAAGGCCTATCTATGCGATAATATAGGAGCGGCTATCTCGGCTGCAATGTGTTCTTTAAAAAGGGAGAAATGCTTATGCCTTATAAGGCAAAGGGCCGTGCTGTGCCCAAAACAGCACAACGAGCTTGGTTCGACGTTGATCGAAAAGGTCTGTCTCAGTTGATGGCCGACAGGCCCCGGTCGTTCCTGCTGTCCGAGCTGATCCAAAACGCTTGGGATCAAAACGTGACCAAAGTAACCGTTGAAATCGAGAAGCTCCGTCGCGGCCTCGCGGTCGTACGTGTAGTGGACGACGACCCCGACGGTTGGTCTGACTTGACCCATGCTTACACCCTCTATGCGCCGTCGGCTAAGAAGGCCGATCCAACGCGACGAGGGCGGTTCAACATTGGCGAGAAGCTCGTCCTGTCCGTGTGCCGTGAGGCGCGGATCGTAACGGTGACCGGCGGTGTCGCATTTGACGCGAAGGGTCGTCACAACCTTCGCAGCCGACGGGAGTCGGGCAGTCTGTTCGAGGCGACGTTACCGTTGACCGACGTGGACATTCGGGCGTTCGAAATATTTTTCGATAGCCTGATCTGTCCACCCGGAATCGCGACGACGCTCAAGGTGCAGGATCGGATCGTGACAATAGACGCACGTTCCCCGGTCAGCACGCTGGAACTGACGCTGCCGACAGTCATTGCCGACGCCGAAGGCAACCTGAAGCGAAGCCGCCGTACCACGACGGTCGAGCTTTACGAGCCGACGGTGGATGAGATGCCCAGCATTTACGAGTTGGGGATCCCAGTGGTTGAGATTGAAGGGCGCTGGCACTTGAACGTGCAGCAAAAGGTGCCGCTTAACTCTGATCGCGACAACGTGACGCCCGCCTATCTGGCGGAACTCAGGGTCGCGGTTCTGAACGCGGCGGCGCACTTGCTAGACACCGAGGACTTTTCTGACGCGTGGGTGACAGAAGCTTCATCGGACGTTCGCTGCACGAACGAGGTGACGGAGCGCGTGATGACGGCGAGGTTCGGGGACAAGCGGGTCGCTTACGATCCGTCGAATCCCGAAGCGAACCGTGTCGCGGCGGCCCACGGCTACACGGTTATCACCGGGGGCACTCTGACCGGCGGCCAATGGGGGAACGCCAAGGCGGCGTCTGCCATAACGGCTGCGGGGCAGAAGTTCCCGACGAGCTACGACGCGTATTCGAACGATCCGAATGCGCCCGAAGCGGAAACCGTGGATCCGGCCAATTGGACGGACGACCAACGCGACACGGTAGCGTTTTCTCAGCGGCTGCACGAGCTACTGCTAGGCTGCTCAACTGAGGTCGTTCTCGTCAAAACCGACAACGCTTTCGCGGCGGCGTACTCAAAGCGGAGTCTGCACCTGAACGTTGACGCGCTGGGACGACAATGGTTCCGGCGTGAAAACAGAAAAGTTCAGGTGGAGCTACTGCTCCATGAGTTCGCGCACTTCCATGAAAGCGACCACTTGTCCGAGAATTTTGCGGACACCGTGGGAAGTTTGGGAGCCAAGCTGGCAGCGCACTTGGGTTTGGACAACCTCTAGTGCCTTTAAGCCCGGCCCTTCACGGGGCCGGGTTTTTTATTGCCACGTTTTTAATGGGTGCTGAGAGAAGGTACAAAAAGCGTGCTCGTCGGCATGGCCTGAAGGCCGATTACACGCCGTGAAATAGTCTGTGTCCCTTTTGACCGGCGCTGGGACAGGAGAAGGTTGCCCACACGGAATGATTTCTTCTTCCTTGCCCAAGGACTCCGGGTTGCAAAACTCGCAACCCCACGCCTCCGGCGGGTCTAGTGTTCGTTCACTCATTGCGTTCTTTTATCGAAAGCTCAATCTCGATTCGCTTTTCGATAAAATGTTGGGCCTTACGCAGGTCTTCGATCGTGTTGTTTTTAAGTCGGCATCGCGCTAAATATTTGATGGCGCTGCCAACAAAATAATCGCATTCCCACGCGGAGATAACATCCCACGGCTCCGGTTGTAACGCCTTATAATGCTGGCCGCCGACTTGTCGTTGATTCGCACTCACTGCGCTGCTCCGGCGCACTCGGCGCAAATGTCCACTGTGATGTAAAAAGGCTCCCACGTATGGACCGTCCCGTCGTACGACGCCATTCCCGCGCGCCCTACGCGCTTCGATCGTTGGCCGTATTGGTCACCCTTGTTGATTTCCGCCTCACAGTCTTTGCAGATGCGGGGCTTCCTTGAGCGTTTGGTCTTGTACGTTACCACGGTAAATCATCCACTTCGAAGATCCGTGATTCGCGGTCTTCGACCCGGAGGTTGCGAGCAATGTGTTCAGCTTCCTGTCGCGTATAGGTCGATTCGCTACGCAGCTCCAAGCTCGCGACACTACGATAAACGACGATAAAGCGCTGTGGCTCTTGGGACTTTTCCAGCTCGTGGGCGTTCTCGATTTCATACACGTCTTGCATACTTTCCACCACTTTGACGGCGCGAAGCCACGTCTCTCTGTCATAATTGTTTTTGGTCATTTACGACTCCTTTCCTTTGAGTTTGTCAGTATATTATTTTAGCGGACAGTATGGGACCGGTCAACGAAAAAAAACCGGGCGCACTAGGTACGCCCGGTCGGTCGAGGGCTCCGGCGTCGAGGGGACAAATCAGCCGGAGCTATTGGGATGCGCGTGGTGTGTTCCGCCGACGCGCGCGGCGAGGACTTTAGTGAAGTGACCCGTCGTCTTTCAAAAACGGTTCCAAAATATCCGCATATTCGTCATCCGGTGTGTCTTCCTGCGTGTGGAGAGCGACAGCGATACTGAGGGCCGATCCAATGAGGCCCATCGCTTGCGTTTGGTCTGAAGACCCGCGCAGCAGTGCCTGTAGCATGACAGTCAACGCGCCGCTCATCGCTGAATCAAACCCCAACTCGTTCTCGCCAAATTTTTCGATGAGATTTTTTGTGAGTGATGCGGCTTTTTCAAAAGCATGGATTCTGTTTTGGGCTTCAGCAACAGACATGCTCATCCTTGCTGGATCCGGCTCCACGCCCGTTCCAATGCCATTGCGTCGTCCTCGGAGAGGCGTTCTGAAAACTCAGTCAAAGCCGCTTCGATGATTTGAACAGCGGCGGCCCATTCGAGGGTTTCCGCGTAGACAGGATGTACTTCATCCGCCGGGGGAAGAGAAAAGTTTACAACGTTTGACATAGTTTTTGTTCCCGTTTACCGTAGGCGTCAGCTTATCGTAGATAGTCTTATACATCAACCGGAGAAAAGCAAAAATGGAGTATATCATGCGAGATCAGCGGAAACCGAACGAGCGCTATCGACGGCGACAAGCCTTCGAAAAGACGTACATGTGGATCGCATCGGTCGCGGTGTTGTCCGTAACGCTTTATGGCATATTCCATTAGGCGTTCTCTGCGTTGCGCCGAGCGTCGATTTCTTCTTTCAAAAACTTCTGATCTTTTTTAGATAGGTTTTCCCGTTTCCACGCTTCCCACGTGAGTCGCAACTGGCCCGAAATTGATCGAGCTTCAATGCGAGCGACAGCGGAAATTTCCTCATACATGGGTCTAGTGACAAGCACCGACTTCCATTTCGTCGTGTCCATTTTTGCGTTCTCCGATTGGTGTAGTGGGATCATGGGATTTTATCGGATTCTCCAATAAAATCAAGAGGCTTCGCCCCAGCTCTGTCCTATTTCAATATCACAACGGTTGGGGATCTCTAAGGGCACCGCGTTCACCATAATTTCCGCATATTTTTCCGCCTGTTCCCGGTTTTCAACTGAAAAGCACAGCTCGTCGTGGATTTGAACGAGTGGCACCACACCGGTCTGGAACAAATCGATCATGCTCTGTTTGCACATGTCCGCAGCGCTCGCTTGGATCAATCGATTTAAACTTTTATACGTATATGCGCGCACCAGTCGGGTCGTTCCGCCGTACTCAGCGATGGCCTCGTCTCTTGGGAGCGCTTTGTGCATCTCAAACGAGTCGGGTTCCCACAGGTCGAAGCGGCACTTCCGGCCTCGGAGGCTGCGTATCGAGCCGCTGGAGCGCGGATCGTTCAATCGACTGCTTACCCCTCGCATCAGTTGGCGAACGAACGGTACGCGCTCGTGGTAGCGGTCGGTGAGGGTCTTGGCTTCGGCTTTGTCGATGTCGAGTTGTTCCGCGAGCTTGTTGACGCCCATGCCGTACATCATGGCGAGGTTAATCATTTTTGCTTGCTTGCGGGGGATTTCAGCCATTTCGGCGACGAGGCTGTGGAAGTCCATTTTCGGATCGTTCGTATAGCCGTCTAGAAATTCGGACAAGCCCTTCAATTCCGTATTTTTTGAATCCCCGTAGGCCTTGGCGTAGTGCACCAAGATCCGTGGTTCTTGCTGGGAATAGTCTATCGCCGCCCACTGTTGCCCCTCTTCCGGTAGGAACAGACTTCGGATCATCGGTCCGAGTGTCGGGTTCCGTGCAGGCAACTGCTGAATGTTCGGGTTCTGATAACTCAGGCGACCGGACACGGTGCCGCCGGAATCGCTGCGGTTTTGATTGATGTGCGCGTGAATGCGCCCGTCCTTTCCAACATACTTCAGGACGTTGCCGACAAAGGCCGAATGCGTTTTGTTCAGTTCCCTCGCTTGCATGATAAGGGCGGGTAATTCGTGAGAGTGTTCAGACAGGAACCCGCGCGTGAAGGACGGTGCCCCCTGTTCGGTTTTTGGGTATGACAGGCCCACCTTTTCAAAAGCCGCAGCGACCGATTGAGCGGCCCAGATTTCGATATCTTTCCCGGCCAGTTTTTTTATCTTTCGGAGCGTGGCTTTTTCCTGTTTGATGAGTTCCTGTTTGGTCCGTTCGGCGCGGTCAAGATCGACGCGAATACCTTTCCATGTCATTTCGATCAGGCACGGCAGCAACGCCATTTCCAGTTCCCAGATGGTGGTCAGATCTTGCTTCATCAGTTCCAATTTGAAACAGTGCCACAGTTCCAGCGTTAAACGGGCATCGGCTTCGCCGTAGGGGCCAACGTACATGGCGGGAAGCAGATACAGTTCGGCTTTTGGATCTACGCCAAACTCTTGCGCGGCTTCGGTGAGCAGGCGTTCGCTTTTTGTTTGGGACAGGTAGTCATAGGCCAGTGCGTTCAGCGAATAGGAGAAGCGGTTTTCATCGAGCAAGCTGGCGGTGATCATGGTGTCGATGAGCTTACCCTTGACGGTAAAGCCCTCGTGTTTCAGAAAACCCACATCGTATGCGGCGTTGTGAAAAATTTTGTCGGCAGGGCATTCGCAGATTTTTTTAATCCAGCGGTGCACGATGCGTTCATCCAGATTGCCGCCGCCCATGTGTCGGATCGGCACGTAGCCATTCCACGAAGCGGTGGCAATGGCGTAGCCGACGACTTCGCCGTTGCCCGTAGGCCAGCCGGGGCCGTGGGATTTTAAATTGGGGTCTTTTGTTTCCAAGTCGATGGCGATTTCAGTTGCGGACGTGAGGTCTGGAAGCTCACTGGGAGGCACCCATTCGCTTTTCGGTGGAAACATTGCCATCTGAAGTTTAGTGACAGATTTCATTCTTCACCTGCGGTATTCGCGCGGGAGCGTTGCTTGATAAATAGGAGTAAGGCTTCCGGCTCATAGCAAACGCGGCGGCCTAGCTTAACAAATCTAGGTCCTCCTCCGAGCCAGCGCCACTTCGTCAATGCCGATTTGCTCACGCCCAGAAATTCGGCGGCGGCCCGTGTGTCTAGCAGTGCGTCTTCGGGGGCTAATGTTTTTATGGCGGCCCGTTTGGCGACGGGTTGTGTCGTTTCGTACTCGACGCGATCGTCCCCCATTTCGAGTACAACATCGACCAACAATCCTTGCCACTTTTCGAGAATGTTGATGTACCCCGCCATGTTCTGCGCGGCGACGGACTCCTCCAGAGCTTGCACCTCATCTAAACCACGTACGGCCATTTGAAACTCTTCCCTCTCGTTATCTAAAATTCTGGACAACCGGGATTCAAATTCCGTCAAGTCGAGGCTCAAGTCCTTCAACACTTTTTTTCTGATTTCGTTCATATTAGGTAGCTCAAATTTAGGTTTTCTGGTTCCACAATATATAAGTTTTGTCTTGCGCGTGTTACTCCCACGTAAAAAACGCGGTGCGTGTCATTGTCGAAATCCAACGCGGCTGCGGGCGCTAGATCGGAAAACAAAACGACGTTATCCGCTTCGCCGCCTTTCGCTTGATGAATGGTGGATAATCGAATACGCGGTTCGGCGTTGAACTTTTCTCCGCGCCGTAACAAGGCGACGATGTACGCACGATCGGCATCCGGCAGGCGGTCCATGGCTTCGTGCCAGATCTGGTCCGCACTAGCCACCAATCCGTGTTGTTTCTGAAGTTTTTCCAGTGTGAACATCGTGGTGTCGTCTTCGAGAATTTTTTTGTGCCCACGGTTGACTCGTACGCCATTTCCGGACATGTATGCATAAATGCACTGAGCCGTGTGCAGTGAGACTTCGTTCCCTTTCCGCAAAGTTTCCCACCCATTGACAGCTTCGGATAATTTTTCAGAAATCGATCGCTGGCGGGGACGTTCGAAAAGGTAGCCCATGGAGCGCAATGTGGTGTCCAGCGGGTCCAGCATGTAATTCGCTTGGGTAAGAATGAGCCATGAGCCGTGGGACAGGTCTGCTTCGGACAGGTCATAGATCCGTTCGACGGTGCCCTTTTCCTGCCGGGGCAGGTATCGCTTGGGGTACCGGTCTGTGATCCGCGACACAATTTTATCGGCAACGGTATGGACACTTTGTGGGATCCGATAGGATTGCTCCAAGGTTTCGGTGCCGCCGGGGAGGTGGATGAATTGATTGATGTCTGCTCCCGCCCAACGGTAGATGGCTTGGTCGTCGTCGCCCGCGCAATACATTTTTTCGCTGTGCTTATCCAGACCGTGGGCAATGTCCCATTGCAGTGGACTCAGGTCTTGTGCTTCATCGAGAAAGCAGACTTTGAACCGTGGGCAGTGGTCCGCCATATTTTCCGCAAACATCACGAGCGTATCTGTGTAGTCCAGCAGACCGTTCGCTTTTTTATACTTGTGGTAGGCGCGGGCCACGTACGACACTTCTTCCCACACGTTATCCAAATGGGATTGGTCGTATTGCGCCCGAACGGAGACTTTCCGCAACCTCGCTAAATTTATGAGGCTTAGAATGGGGTGGTCCGAGGAAGAAAGTGTTGTTCCATCGCCCACAAAGGGTTCTTTTTTGGACCGTACCAACTCGATCCCAAGGTGCTTTGAAAGCTCATGGAAATGTGAGATTTCCATTTGTTGATCTTTGCGAAGCCCGAGGAGCCTGTAGGACAAACTGTGTAATGTGCGAAAGTAGACGAGGTCCTGTTCCGCATCCAAGTTAAATCGCTTCGCGGCGCGGTCCCGCGCTTCCGTGGCGGCTTTTTTCGTGAACGAGAGGAATGCGATCTGGTTAGGAGGCACTTCATCGGCCAGAGCTTGATCCACCAGATTCAACAGCGTCGTCGTTTTGCCCGTACCGGGGGGTCCGAAGATCCGAAACATCAGAAAGGGGAGTCCTTATTTTCCCCGAAATCTGGGGCAGGCACTTCAACAGCATGCTGTTCGTGCGCCGGAATAGACCAGACGCGGATAGGTTTCCCGCTCACTTTGAGGAGAATCGATTTCCCGTTGATGTCCCGCAGACGCTGGGCCATCTTGTGCGGTTTGAAATCAAAGAACCGGTTCTTTCGCAGGAAGGCATCAAAATCTTTGAGTCGGAAATATGTGACACCGTCTTCTTCATCGGTGTAAGGGCGTCTTAAAAGGATTTCCTCCCGTTCACTGGCGCGCTGCTTGCTCGTGCACCACTCTTCGAGGAAATCATAAAACTGTCCCGCGATGCTGGCGTCCTGACTCACTTCCCGTACGTTTCCCTCGGTTTGCGTCATGTCCATCAACAAGTGGTTCAGGCGTCCTTCCCACACTTCTTTGGTTTGAGTTCGCGGCATGAAATTCAATTGTTCGACGCAGGATCTCTGGAAGGCGGGCTGGTTCATTAGACCTTCCGTGTCCATTTCCAAGGGCTGTCCGTTCACGTCCACAAACCAGACGGGAGGCTGGCTGTTATATTTTCGAAGGTTGGCGATAAGTGTTCCGGTGGCCGTGGCGTCTACGCCGTGCTTTCGTGTCCGGCATAAATCAGCATTGCAAAAGGCGTTTATGGGGCTGTCTTTACATTTGTACGTGTAGTCTTTTTTCTGCAACTGCTTGGCGACAACATTGACTTCCGAGAGGGGCAACGGAGGAACAAGGTAGTTGGCGTTGTAATTCAAAATCTCCGTTTCCCATGCGTCTGGGAAGGCTTTTCGCAAAAAAACGCCGATATTGAACAGGCCGTTATTTCGGGATCCCTCGGAAATTTTTTGAGAACACAGATGCTGTAGACAGGGAGGGCCGTCGGGAACGGGCGTACCGTCCGTGGCTTCAATGGTCAGGGCCAGCAACTGCTCTGGAGTTTGAACATGCTTTTCGTGAAGCTCAAAAAACTCGGAAAGTGTGGCAGCGGAGCCGTCATCATGGATAGCGTAGCGCAACCCATCGGAGGCATCATAGTACGGAATGTTCAGAAAATTCCCTACATCCCCCCGGTCCAGATTGAGTTGGATCTGTTTAGGAAACACCTCACACGTGCCGTAGCCCAGCCCTGCGCTCAAACTCTGCAACACCTCTTGCATCTCTTTTGCGGCAATCCACTCCGTGCAGAACAAAAAGCAATGTGCGCCTCCGGATTTGCTTCGACAAACGACAAGCGGCAATTTTGCTTTGCGGATTTTTTCCACCAGCACTTTGTGGTCCAGCGGATACTCATCAATATCGAGACAACCCCAGCGGCATTCGTTCGTTTCGTTGATGGGAATGATCCCAATCGAAACCCCTTCCCCGCTCAAGTGGTTTTCCCACAGAGCCGTGGTTCGTGGTTCGCGAACTAGGCTGGCTTTTCCTAGATTTTTTCCGTTCGCGTTTTTTCGTTTGACATTGTAGGTTCCGTACGCCTGTCTCAGGCCGTCGAAAATACCTGCAAATTTTCCTGCATCTGACATGAAACCCCCCTGATCGAGACGGCGCATAACGCGCCGTCATAATTTTTTGTTTTATTTCCGATCAGAAAGGCACATCTTCATCTATTTCGGTACCCCCCTCTTCCTGCTGATGCTTAACCGTGACGGATCCGCTTGCGATGCTGTGAGCAAATTGACGGGCTTCCTGATAGTGGTCCGCGTTGTCCACAGGGCCTTCCAAGGTCACGTCCCAGTTGAACCATTCGCCCTCATCATTGCCGTCTTCAATGACCTGCAAGGTGTAAACGTAGGCAAAACGAGGCGGGCTAAAAATCTTCCCCGCGTCGTTAGTCATCACCCGCGAGGCAATCATGCTGTTCCATTTTCGCGACTTTTTTAAGGCCGTGCTTTTCATCGCGAGCAACGCAACAGTGGAACTCTCGTTGTCGTCTAAAACCAACAAATAGTGGTGATGCGTGTCCTCAAGGTAGGACCCGCTGTCGGTGTAATCCTTGTTGTCTTCAGGACTTCTGGTGGTTTCCGGGCGTTTTTCGTCCGGCGTGTAGATAGCGACGGGGGCGTTGTTGCCATCGCCGCGCGGCGTCCACTCAATGAACCGACGTTGGTAGGCCGACGGAATCACTCGTAATTTTCTGTCGGAGTAAATCTCGTTGGTCACGGTGTTCCAGACATCCCCCGGCGAGGCATTTATCCCCAGCGCCTTCAACTGCTTGATGCTTTTTTGGCTGCTGGCTTGCAGGAGTTTCAGGAAGGGCAGCGCGAGGTCTTCCTGCCGCACCTCTTCATTTCCCACCCCCGCGTCCGCTTCGAGCAATGTCGTATCCAGCCCAGTAGTTAACGCTTTATTCTCTTTATTTTTGGTCATTTTCGTCGCCATTATTTGCTTCCTCTTTTGATTGTTGCTCGCTGCCCGACAAAAACGCCGAACAGCTCCATCGGAATTTCTTCACCCTGCTCCACACGCTCCTTCACAAAGGCTTTGAGCGTTGAGGGGTGAACCTCTGTTTTTTGAGCAGGAGAAAATCCCTGCCCTTCAATGATGTCTACGAACTCACGCGCCTTGCTGTCTTCGTCTCGTCCGAAGTTCACGCTTACCGTGTTTTTGATCAGATCATCGAATTCGTGCTCGCGAAGCCAATTGAAGGCGGCTTCTTTGTTGTCCACTTTTATGTGGGCACCGTAGGTTTGTTTCACAGAAATTTTAGAACCATCTTCCAATTCGAATGCGGACAGGCCCATCTCAGTGAGCATGGCCGGAAGATCTTCATCGGTTAGTTTGAGCAGGCTTTTTTTCTTTTGCTTGAGCAAGAACTCCAATTGCTCAATGTCTTCTTCTGTTTCAATAATGCGGTTGGCAACTTCAGCAACCGTTTTGAGATTGGTGTCATCGACGTTGTTTAATTTGGAAGAGACGGAATCAGCTTCCATATCGAAGGTTAAATCGCTCATAGATTCTCCTGTTTCTTGGTTCGTGTTTCGTGTTTGAAAGGGTGATTGGCCCTTTACGCGGCCTAGAATGTCTTATATCATTGCACAAGTCAAGGGGAAAACTATGCTCGCATCGACACGCACTTATGATTTCAAAACGAAGCCCTATGAGCATCAGGCGGTCGCTCTGAAAACCTCGTGCTTTTCAGAATATTACGCTCTGTATATGGAAATGGGCACGGGAAAAAGCAAAGTTATTGTGGACACGATGGCGTCGCTGTTTGAAGCAGGACACATTGACACGGTTCTCATTCTGGCTCCGAAGGGCGTTTACGACAACTGGGTCAGAGCTGAGATCCCCCGGCACCTGCCCGACCGCGTCCATCACAATTTGGTCCGGTGGCAAAACAACCTCACAAAAAAATTTATTGCTGAGATGCAAGGCATTCTCTATCCAGCCACGCGTGAAGCAGAAACGCTGCACACTTTGGTGATGAACATCGAAGCCATGAGTACGAAAAAGGGCGCAAGCACGGTTCTCAAATACCTCAAGAACAATCCCAAAAATTTATTGGTCGTAGACGAAAGCACGGCCATAAAAAATCATAAAGCGCTGCGGACAAAAAACATTATCAAGGCGGCTCAGTTTGCGAAGTACCGGCGAATTCTGACCGGTTCGCCCATCACAAAATCCCCTATGGACCTGTACAGTCAATGTACGTTTTTAAGCCCCAAGGCTTTAGGCTTCAAAAGTTTTTATGCGTTTCGAAATCGTTATGCGCGAATGCAGCAACGTCATATTGGTCCCCGCAGCATTCAGGAAATTGTGGGTTACCAACGGCTCGATGAACTGAATGAAAAGCTTAATCGGTTCTCGCTGAGAACACTGAAAAAAGATTGTTTAGATCTGCCCGAAAAAATTTACATGCGCCGAGACGTTCCTTTAACCGCAGAGCAAGAACGCCTCTATCGACAGATGAAAAAGTTGGCGCTCGCGCAGTTCGATCAAGGAGAACTGGCAACCACTTCTTCTGTTTTGACACAAATCATGAGACTTCAACAAATCACCTGTGGGTTTTTAAAACCAGACAACGGTGAAATAGAAGAGATCAAAAACAACCGCCTCGACGAACTCATGGCGGTTGTCGAAGAGCTTCAGGGAAAGGCAATCATATGGGCTTCGTGGACGCACGATATAGTCCGGATTGACAAAGCCCTGCGCCGTCGCTTTGGAGACGAAGCGGCGGCCTCTTATTTCGGCGAAACCGAACAGAAGCATCGACAGGAAATAGTCGAAAAGTTTCAGGACCCCGATTCAGAATTGCGGTTTTTTGTCGGCCAGCCGAGAACCGGGGGGTTTGGATTAACTCTCTCCGTCGCTCAGACGGTCATCTACTTCAGCAACAGTTATGATCTAGAGATCCGGCTCCAGTCGGAAGACCGCGCCCATAGAATAGGTCAAGAAAATAACGTGACCTACATAGATCTCGTTACTCCCGACACCATTGATGAAAAAATCCTGCAAGCACTGCGGGATAAGATCAATATCTCAAGTCAGGTGCTAGGGGAAAAAGCCCGCGAATGGCTAATCTAGGGGCGGTACGAACCGATCCCTTGGTTAATCAAGCCTGAAGTAATGTCTCCGGGGAACATTTGAGCAAAGCGCTGCCGGTTCTCCGGCGTGGTACCTTGGGCCGTGGGCTGCGGGGCAGGTGCGGGAGCCGTGGACCTTAGTGAAGGGACCATTGGCGGCGATTCTGGGGGTGTTAGAGACTCTAATGCCCGTGGAACGTACTCCATAAGGGGGCCGACCGGTCCACGCGATTGGGGTGTCCGTGACTGCTCTTGAAAAACCTCTTCGACTTCTTGCCCCGGTGTGACGAAATCTTCTGCTAAGAGAGGTCGTCTCGCAAGGGCTATAATAGGAACGCCGAGTATTTTACTAAAAGCGTTGCCTATGAAGCCTATAGCCGCCTCTTCTTCCGTTTTAGAGCGGCCTTTTTTAAGCAGGGCCGTTAATAACTCCGTTCCTTCTTTACCCGGTGTAGCCGCCTTAGTAAGAATATCTTTAATCATTATCGAAGGCATACGGTCAAAATATTGCTGCGCGAAAGTAGCGGCTGCACCCGGTATTTGAACTGTCCCGCCCATTCCTGTTTTTGCTGCAAATTGGCGTCCCAAGCCCGCACCTAAAACCCGTAGGCCTAATAAATATTCTGGAGATCCCCCTTGGATAAGTCGGCTAACATCCACCCCATCCTCTACGGCGCGTTCAACACGCTCCATTCTCGTTAATAAGAGTTCAAAGTTATCGCCAAATTGCTTATCTACAATACCGTCCCTTTTAAGGGCTTCCATAAGAGGGGCTTGCCCACGAATATTTCCCAGAGGCGTGTCATATAGCACCTTTCTTAACTTTATAAGGCTGTATCCTTCCGGCGTTCGAGCCTTTTCCATAGCATATTCAATAATAGAATCCCGAAAAGCCTCTTGCGTGTTTCTTGCTTTATGGGTTTTAGCCAATTTCACAATGTTTTTGTAATCACGTAGCGTGTTTTTATTGCTCTCGGACAGTATTTCCGCAACCACTTTTGTTGGGTTTTCGTCCGCTAAAAACCTAGACCATACGTTTTGGCGTTCGACATTTTTCCAATACTCACCAATCTTCAGGCCCTCCGCACTGTCTCCAAGTTTTGCATAGCCTCCTGTTCGCGGGTCTATGTCCAAAAGTTTGGGATCATTGCTCGCATAAGCGCGTAAGAGTGTGTCTCGTCTCTGGGGAACTTCAAAATCGGCCTTTAACTCTTTTAGGCCTTGTAGGCTAAAGACCTCTTCATATTCCTTCATAAAGGCGTCAAAGGCTTTGTCGTCTATAACAAAGGCTTCTATGGATTGTCCTGTAGCCGGATTAACTTCGTCTATGTTTTTTACCACATCGTCCATAAAGGCCTGCCTTACAAAGGCCTTGGTGGCGTCATTCACAGACGCCCTTCTACGTGCTTCTTTGGTCAGTAGCTTACTAAACGACCCAAATGTTCCGAGTTTGTCCGTTCCACGCGCCGCGTAATCCACTATAGTTAGCGCTTTTTCGAGTTCTTTATGGTGCAAATAAACCTCATCCGCGCCACCCCTGAATAGCTCCATTAAGGCTAATTCCGGGGGTTTTCTATACTCTCCGGTGCTTTTTAATATACCCAATTCCCCGCCTACCGCTCTTGTAAACGTATCGTGAAGCTCTTTGGAAAAAGTGTGGGCTTTTAATAAATTTATTTGATTTTCGGACATGTCTTCAAGCGTCCTATTTATTATATTTCCTGCTTCATCGATATTACCCGCGATGCCCATATCAAGTAATGCCGCGTCCGCCAGATCCCCATAAATACGAACGGTGTTGTAATTGACCGCTTCCCCGGCTCCACGATTTCGGATATAAGCAAGCATTTCACTCCTGAAGTTCATCAGTTCCCCAAGATTGCTTTCTTGCAGTCCGGGTAAATCGTCAAGCCCTGTAGGCGCAAGCTCCAGAAGTTCCTGTGCTAATTCATCTTGTTGATTCCTAGCTTGTTCTATTTTTATTCTTTTATTAAAGATCGAAGCTACTCTTTTTCTATCAATTGAATTAGGAAGAGGCCGTTCCTTAGATCTTGGCGTAGGCTTATACATGCCGGGAACGCCGCCCTTGTCAATGGAAAGTTTAAAAGCATCTTCTGCGGCGTATAGCTTATCGAGTTCATTCAAATCTTTAAGCTCAGAACCGTCCAGATAATTTGAAGCCGCCTGTTGAAGCCGATTTTCTTTACCGCCTCGTTCGGCTAGTTTTTCGATCTCTTGTTGAAGGTTTGTAATTTTTTGGTCTGCTGTTTTGGACTGGTTTACCAAGGCGTCATATTGCCTACGGATAGGGTGCATTTGATTTTTAATAAAACTAGGGACGCCCGACCCAACTATATCTTTATAGGTTAGGCCCTCTTTAAGAAGGTTGGGTAATTCAGATGCCCACGCGGCTGCGATGTTTTCCGCTACAACGGGGGCTTTTTGATCGAGCTTGGCATAAAGCCCCCTTTCTATACTTCTTGCGTCTTCAAGGGCGTCGCGTAAGCCTGTATGAACTTGTGCAGAAAAAAATCGTCGTATTTCACCGGGCGTCGCGCCACTTCGAGCAGCCAGCGCCTCTGTTTCTGTAACGGCTTTGGAGAGGTTGTCATTAAGCCAGTTTGTAAAGGTATGCGCGGTCATTTCCCGCTCTAGGTCTGCGGCCAAATGAACAGGCCCCGCCTTTCGGTGACTTATAAGGGACTCCACCAAGCCCGCTAGTGCTTCGTGGCCCTCCTTCGCGGCTCTTTTTTGGACCTCAGAATAAGTGGTTCCGGTCTTCGCAAGGTATTTTTCCAGTATTTTAAAGGTCGAACTTCCCGTTAATTGGCTAGGCGTAAGTTCAACTATATTTCCCTGAGCATCTTTAAACTGTGCGGCGGTAAGGACTTTTAAAAACTCTTCTGGGGACTCGTTTATTCCCCCTTTATTTAATTCACTAAAAAGGCCTGTTAAATAATCAGCGGCGCGTTGCTCTCTGGCACCCGGCCCGAAAGAACTAAATAGCTGTTTTGCGTGCTTTCTTCCCCAGCCAAGAAACGCACCGGGATAAAATATAGACATCCCCACTTCTGCCGCCAACTTCGGACCTTCCTGCAAGGGAGCAACCTCTTCTACATACATCGCTCCAAGCGGCGTCCATGCGGTGCCAATTAATGCTTCCCCGGCAAGATATTTTTTGGGGTTCCTAAGAAAATGTTCCCCCGTTGCTTTTGCCCCTTTTGCCCCCGCCGCCACAAAATCTCTTCCGACTCCGTAAACTGAGGCGGGAACGGCACCCACGGCTGCTCCAGCAGCTTGAGCCTTGGCGGCTCCGTACCTTCTTGCCTTGTTCCACATTCGAGTTAAAAAGGGGCTAACCGGTCCCGGTGCCACCTTGGGAAGAGGGGATAAAGCCAAGGCCTGTCCCATTTTTGTCACGTTGTCCGTAACTACAAGGGGCGCTATTTGAGGCATATGCGCGAGGCCTTTTGCCATTAAGGCACTAAGCGGGTAGACCCCTCCGGCCAAAAGGCCCGCCGTTCTTCCCGCCTCATATGACGTATAGTCTTCTAAAGGTAATTCCGGGTAAGCCCCCTCTTCTTTTTCACGAAGAACGGCAGAAAGTTCCGCTGCGCCTAACGCAGATCCCACCAAAGCACTTACATAACCAAGACCCTTCGCAGTTTTACCCACAAGTCGGGCTGTGCGCCCTACCGGGGTACCCGAAAATACGGCAGAGGCGGCTTCTTTTGCTTTTGGCGCAAGGTTTAACGCCCGTTGCATTAAAGTGGGTTTGCTCGTGACGGAAGCTGCCCCACTGGGTGCTACCGTAATTACTTGTGGAATAGGCCCCGCTGCTTTAGCCCCATAGGCCATAGCCCCTTTTCCCGCTTCCGCTGCCACTTGTGCCGCGCCACGTGCGGCCTGCTTGCCCACCGAATAAATGGCGGGGACTGCTTTCGCGGCGGCGGCAACGCCAACCCCCGCCGCAAGGGCTTCCGGGGCTTCTTGCTTGAACCCTAAAAAAGCAGAACCGGCACGCCCCTGTGATTCTATTCCGGTCAATTTAGTTATAATATCGTCGTAAGAAAACCCGGCGTTTAAAGCGCGGTCTAGGTCAAAATCAGTTTCTCCAGCTAACCGGACTGCGATCTTTTCCTTGGCTTCTAGTTCACCATCGCCTTTTAATCGTAGCGAAGAATAAGCGCGTCTTGTGTCGAAATTTTCAACAAACCGTGCCCCTGTCTTGCTAACCCCAATAATAGGTCGTGTAGATTGAGGCGTCTCTGACGTGACAGAAGCTGCTTTTTTTAAAAACTCATCTTTTTCTAAAATAAGCGACGGATCAAATATGTCTTGCGGTGAAGCCATTTTATTTAAAGCCTAAAGAATTGGTCTAAATCATCCATGCTATCTTCTTCTGGACCCGATATTTTACGTTCGTAAGCACTTACCAATTTGTCATATTCTCTTTGCAAAGCTCGCGCGGCAGATAAATCTCGCCTTGTTTGTATCGTTTGTTTCCTGTCCAACTCCCCTGATTCCAGTTTTTCGGAAAGCAGGTTTCCTGCAAAATCCATTGTGCGGGAGGAAGTTTTAAATTGGTTTAAAGCGCGTCTATCGTTATATAAAAACTTTGCAGGGGGAACCTGTAATTGTTGTAAACGTATTTGAAGTTGAAGATTTTCTTTTCCCGAAATGGTTTTCATCATTTCCGTAGTAGCAATCGTACTCAATGCGGAGATAGCCGGGATAAGCTCTTCTGCGGCTTCTGAAAAAGCCGGAAGGTCTGTGCCAATTAGTTCGTTTACGAGATCAGAAGCCTGATTCATAACCGTACTACCTAATGCACTTGCACCTGTGGCAGAGGTTAGATCCAAACCCGGAGACACCCCTAATAGACTAACGTCTTGCTCTTCTAAAGGATCGGGTAACACCACATTTAAATAATCTTGATAAGGCACCTCAGAATAGAACCGTTTATGAAGTTCCTTAGCTAACAGGTCCGAAGGCTCCTCCCCAAATTCTGGGTTACGCTCCTTAAATTCACGAATTGTCATAGTAGGTAACGGCATATCAACAATCCTATTAATTGAGGGGAGTTAGGCCTGCCCGTTCTTCTAATGCCGCGTATCTAGGATCCTTACGACTTAAATAGGGTGCTCTAAAGTTTGGATCATTGTCTCTACGCACAGCTATTGCGTCTAAAACAGGTCGCGGCAATAGCATACCCGGCACTTCTTGATTGAGTTGAGGATCCCATTTACTTTGAGTAGCCGAAGTTATATAGGCATTTAAATACGATTCCGTATCAGCATCTAAAGTTCCCGCAGCATATCGATCCCAAAGATCTTTATTTCCAAACACATTACTCGTCCTTCCCAAGGCATCCTTTCCGCCAAAAGGGCCTTCCGTTAAATCTAAATCAGGCGTTCCCGTTTGTTTCATATATTCTAATGCGCTCAACATGTCCCAACGGGCCTTTTGCAGTTGCTGGCCCGTAACCGCAAGGCCATGAGATTTTTCAAACTGAAGTGTTTTTGCATCTAAGGCCGTCATAAACTGGTTATAGGATTGATCGCCCGCTTGTTCTTGAATGGCTCGCCTTAACCTATTCTCTTCTATTAGATCGTCTCGATTAAGTTGCATATCTTCCATAAATTCTTGTTTTAGCTTTATCAACTCGAACGCATCTTTTCGAACATCCTCTCGAAAGTCTTGTGTATCGTCCTCCACATCTTCGCGCCAATCTTGAAGATCTTCTTGCCAGTCAAAGTCTCGGTTGGCTTTAGCAACGTTATATTCCGTCAATCGCTTCGCGGCGAGTGTGTCGTACGTTGTTCTATATTGTTGTAACTTAAACATGCCTTGCATCTGCCTGCTTTGTTGCGTTAAAGCCTGTTCGCCTCTTATCAAATCTCTTTCTACTATCTGTCCAAAGGAATTGGCGCTTTGTTGCAAGGCATTTGTATGACTTACTTCGGCCAACCGTTCTTGAATGGCTCCCAAAAGACCGCGCTCTTTTAGCTGTGTATTCATACGTTGGTTTGACAACATGGCAGTTAACTGGTTTTGTACATTTGAAAGCCGTGTTTGAAATTCTCGTGTGGTTTCATTTTCTAGTTTTGTAATTTTGGCGGCGAATTCCTCCCGACTTTTAAGGGCCGAAAAACCTATTTTTTGGCTGCGTTCTGATAGAGCGGCACTTCTCGTTGCGGTTTCTTCCCGTTCTGCTGCTTGTAGGGCAGAACTTTTTATCGCCAGTTGTTCTTGCCTTTGTTGAGCAATGCGCTCACCCATGGTTTTTGGAACTTGGGAAAAAGCGGCGGCAAACTGGGCCGCAGGAGATCGTGAGGCAACATTCTCACCACCCGCACCGCGCCCACCTGCAAAGTTTAAGCCTGCCCCGGCAATGTCAAACAGCATCTGAGATTTAGTAAAGTCTTTTTGATCCTGCCCAGAGCCTAAAAGGTCTTCATACAGCGGCAATCTTTCTTTAAACTGACGTTTTAAGCGCTCGGGATCCGCGTAGTTGGTCATTAGATCAAAACCGGGGTCTAAGCTGTCCATTGTTGGAAGGGTATATCCCTTCGGTGCGGTAACCGTTCCGGCTGTTACACGCTCTTCTTGTGGAATCATCCCCATTATATTTACGCGAGGATCCCGTATAGCTGTGTCCGGTGTGAGATAACGCCGTCGGGATTCTGGGGTACTGCGCTGTCGATCTGGATCAAGATCTAAAAAATCGGTACCTATGGGCACCGGGGTCTTATACGCGTCTGGATTTACTACGAGTTCATCATCCCCGAAGCCTAACAAACCTTTTTTTTTACGGGTGACAGATGCAACGCTCCCCGGCTCATCTCTAAAAAGATTCGCAATGCTACCAAAAAAGCCGGGTTTTTCTACGCCTTGACCTACAGCAAAATGCTGTACGGGGCCGCCATAAGCAAAACGCTGTACAGGGCCGCCATAAGCCATTCCTCCGGGCGGGGGTGGCATCATCGCTCCGGGCGGTGGACCCATCATGGCTTCAGGGGGGAGCGCTTCCATTGCCGGTTGTGCACCAGCCATCATCAAATTTCCGAGGCCCTCTCCCATCGGAGTGGCTTCACCCTCTTCCGTCAGCATTTCGGCACTACTCGAAAATTCCTGCATCAGATTGCCTATACCACTGTCCACGGCACCCTGCTCTGTCATCATAATCGCAGGCTGTACCAAGGCTAAAACAGAAGGCGGCGTGGCCTCTGCATCCTGTTCGCCCACGATTTGGGCGAGTTCGTCATACCGTTGCTCAAGGGGTACGTCTGTTCCACGAAGCGCGTTTATTAACTCTTCGGGATCTTCTGCCATGTCTACCGCAGATAACGTGTCGTTGACGTACTCACGGCCCACGTCTTCCATTCGGTTTGATACGGCCCCTTCGGCTTGGTTTAGGATCTCTGGGGCTTTCGATATTAACGCATCCATGCCCGCAGGCCCTGCTTGTGGGGGAGGCATCATTGCCTGCGGCGGCATTCCCTGCGGCGGCATTCCCTGTGGAGGCATCATTGCCTGCGGCGGCATGACAGGACCACCAGCCTGCATTTCTAAAGGAGCCTCTTCCTGTACAGAGGCGTCAACTGTTTCTAAGGCATCTTCAACAGACATGCCTTGATCAACCAAGGCTTTTACCTGTGCCTTTTGTTCCGGGGGTAAAAGGGCCAAGGCTTCTTGTTCTTGTCGTCCCGATGAAGTAAGGGCGTGGTATCCCAAAAGTGCGGCCCCCGACCCAAGAGCCGCAGGAGTGGATTTGAGCGCTAATGCCCCCGCCCCAAGCGCCGCAAGACCCCCCAACGCAAAATGTTGTACGGGGAACTCAAGCGGTCGCAGAGGAGCGAAACGCTCACTGTCACCAGCCTGCATTTCTAAAGGAGCCTCTTCCTGTGCCGGTGCAGTGGCTCTTTCCAATGCTTCTTCAAGCGAAAGGCCCTGATCGATCAAATAGGCTACATAAGAGCGTGTTTCTGGGTCCAGTTGTGCCAACACATCCTCTGGAGAATCCGTGAGAGCGTCATAAGCTAAAGGAATACCCACGGTTGCTCCAAGAACATAAGGGTTCACTGCAAAACGTCCTGCTGCGCCCGCAACACGACCCGCTTTTCCTAACAGAGATCCTAAACCGCTTTTTCCTGCGGGTGTTGCCCCGATCCTTGTCCTTCTAAAAAGCTCATCTGAAGACTGCGTAGGTACGGGTAAATTAGGACTTCCGAAACCGCCGGGGGGTGCATTCACTGGACCTGCACCAACGCCGCCGGGGGGTACGCCACGTAGGCGTTCCATAAGTCCTTTTCCACGTTCAAGGGCTTCGCCTGCCATGCCTTTTCC